ACAGAAAAAACTTTTGATTCACCAATATCTGGAAAACCAGCTGCGCTAATCGGTTGGGTAGAAAGTTCAGACATTAACAAGTCAAAAGAAATAGATAAAATTCTTGCTTCATTTAAGAAGTCAAGATTACCGTTGCCTGAAACACAATTAGCAAAACAGGCAAACGTAGAAGGAGGTAATAAAATGTCAGATACAAATATTGATAATGTTGTAGAAGCTCCAGTAGCAGAAGCAGCAGTCGTCGAAGCACCTGTCGCAGAAGCTGTAGAAGCCTCAGCAGCAGATGACTCAAACGTCAATCTTTTTGACAAATCATTGGAAGCTGTAGATTCTACAGTTGAAGATACCTCTGCCGACAACGTTGAAAAAGCAGCCGATACAGTAGAAGTTATGGTTGATGAACCTGATTTTGCAAAAATGTTAGGCGATCTCAAAGGCTTTTTCGCAGAGACACTCACAAAGGCTACAGAAGCAAATGCTGCACAAGTTATAGAAATTAAAACATCTGTAGAAGCTTTCAGCAAGAGCGTAGACAATAGAATTTCTGAGTTGGCAGAAAAGCACAGCGCACTTAGTGCTGCTGTGACAGAAATAAAGGGCACCATTGAAGGTGTTCAAAAGCAGGTAGATGCCGTAGAAGGCGAAACTGCAATTAAGAAGTCCTCTGACCTTGGCGGGTCTGAGGTATTTACCAAATCAAAATCAAAATGGTCTGGAGCTTTCCTCGGTTCCGTAAATGAAATCTTTAACTAAAATAAGGTAGGTGAAATAAAAATGAGTAATGAATTATTAGAAAAGGCCGCAGCAGCTGGTGCAACAGTATCAACTGGTTTCGGTTCTTCAACAGGTGGTTCAGGCGTTCATGTTGCTTCAGAAAATGGCAACGGTGGACTTCTAAACCCAGAACAATCAGCACGATTCTTGGACTATATGTTCGATGCTACCGTAATTGGTAAAGTTGCACGTACTGTCCGAATGAAAGCTGACACAACAGAGATTGATCGTATGTCCGTCGGAGAGAAGCTTGTAAAGCTTGCATCTGAAGGCGAAAACACAGCTGCTAACAGCGGTGTTACTTTCTCAAAAATTTCTCTAACAACTAAGAAACTCCGCATGGACTGGGAGCTTTCAACAGAGTCTCTAGAAGACAACATCGAAGGTGCAGATCTAGAAGATCACATTGCACGTATGATGGCAACACAAGCAGGTAACGACATTGAAGATGTTATCCTTAACGGTGATACATCACTTTCAAGCGATGCCCTTTACAAGTCATTTGATGGTGCAGTTAAGAAGGCAAAGACAAGCGGTCACGTAGTCGATGCAGCTGGTGCGGGAATTTCTCGTGCAGTATTTAACTCAGCTCTTAAGGCACTCCCACGTAAGTACAAGCAACGTCGTACAGACCTTCGCTTCCTTGCAGGATCAAACTTGATCCAGGATTACCTATACTCTAACTCACAGAACATTCAGAACGTTACTCCACAGGATATTGCTTCAGGCATCATCCGTGGTGATGTTCCAGTTCTTGGAGGTCCAGCAGGATATGTAGCTCCATACGCATTTGGTATTCCAATCGTTGAAGTTCCATTGCTTCCTGAGACACAGACAGGTACATATGCAAGCCCATCAGGTTCACACGGAGATATCCACTTGACATTCCCAAATAACGTTGTTATTGGTATCAAGCGTGATGTTACTGTTTACCGCTTCTTCTGGCCACGTAAAGACTCAATCGAGTACACAATGTATACTCGTGTTGGTGTTCAAATCGAGCAGGCAGACGCTTGGGTAGTTGTAAAGAACGTTAAGGTTGCTTCTTAATTAATTAAGAATTAAACTACAGAAAGGCCCCCAATTAATTTTGGGGGCTTTTCATTTAAATTTAACAATGCTATAATTAAAGGACCTAGAAAAAGGAGAAATAAAATATGTCGTTTGACACATTAAAGGTAGCTGAACTAAAGATAATTGCAACAGATTTTGCAGTCGATACAGAAAACCTAAAGAATAAAAAAGACATTATTGCAGCTCTAGCAGAAGAAGGCGTTACTTGGAGTGTATACCAAAGTACAGTAGAGGCAATCGAAAAAGACACAGAGGAAATTGAAATTCTTCCTAAGTTTGATCCGAAGGCTCAGCCAGAAGATACAGTCCTTGTTCGTATGACAAGAGATAACATGAGATACGATATTCATGGATATACATTTACAAAAGATCATCCTTTTGTGGCTATGTCAGAAGAAGATGCTCAAAAAATCTTTGACTCAGAGGAGGGTTTTCGTTTAGCGACACCAAAGGAAGTTCAAGACTTCTACAACTAAACGTTAACATAAGTTAATGGCAGAAATATACAAAGATCAAACTTCGCCCATAAAAACAAAAATATTTTGGGGCGGGGAACTAGTAGATGCAGATGGCGATGTAACAGCAGTAGTATATGATATTACTGAAGATAATACTATATCTCCTACGGTTGACCCAAATGTTCCAGTTGGAACATTTACTGCTACAAAGCTAGAAACTGATATGGGAACATATCAGGTTATTTTGCCATTTAATTTATGCCGAAGAAATCGCAAATTTAAAATAGAATGGCAATATGAAGTAGATGGTAATGAAGCTTCTCATGTATATTTTACAGATGTAGTGACGCCATACGCTAATATATCAGATATCATTGATGATTTAAATTTTGGAACTGATCCATCTGATCCAAATTATAAGTCTTATCATGAGCTACAGATGGCAGAAAAATATGCCAGAAAACTTATTGAAATTTATACCAATCAAGTTTTTTATCTCTATGATGATACTCAAATAGTTTATGGTCCAGGTGCAAATATTTTGCCAATGCCATTTAAAATGAATGCAATTCACGAAGTTTATGAAAATGATGTGCTTTTAGTTGACAATATTAATAATATTAGTAATTGGATTTATAAGCCAATAATTTCTGAATCTGGTTTTGGAATTAGAGTAAATAGACAAGACCTAATGGATGATATGATTTATACATCTAATGGCCTTGTTCCTCCAACAATTAACGATCAAGGATATTCTGGCGCATTTAAAAAAGATTATAGATACTCTGTCGCTGGAAGATTTGGTTGGTCATCTGTTCCAGATAATGTTGAAGAAGCTTGCATTATATTAATTAAACAATTCTTTGATCAAGATCGTGCTTGGAAAGATAAGTACGTAAAAAATATTAGCACCTTTGATTGGCAGTTTGAATTCTTAGACAAAGCGCACACTGGCACTGGCAACTTGTACGCAGACCAACTTCTTTCTCCATATGTATTGAATGGAATGGTAGCGTTCTAAAATGAGCCTAGCAACTTCATTAATGTCAATGAAGGCAGACATTTATCTTCAATTAGACACTCAAGATGAAAATACGGGTTATATTAAAAAAGAATGGATATTTACAAGAACGGTTCAATGCTCCGCAAAAGGAATGGTTTCTAATTCAGCCTCATCACGAAGTGGAGATAAACAAGTTCTTGGTAATAAATATTTAAATGAACAAAAACTTGAAATAAGAACACCAGAACAAATAACGTATAGAGAAAAAATTACTAATATTAGGGATATGAATGGTAATGTTATATGGAAAGAAATCAATTATCCAAATAATACTCCAACGGTATTTGAAATAATAGGATCTACCCCGATTACCGATCCATTTGGTAATGTTCTTGCATACAACTCTGTTGCAAAGAGATCGGAGAATCAGGAAATTGGATTCTAGCGTAGCATTAATAGAAACTGCCAGCGGATTAGAAAGACTAATGGCAGGCTCAGCACCAGGAGTTTTAAGGGACAGTACAGTAGCACAAATATCTGCATTCCTATATTATGAAGCAGCAGTTTTATCTAAACTAACAACTAACGCAGAATTTAAAAACTTATTTAAAACAACTATTTTTAATCAAATAGAAAAAGATTTTGGTGAATATATTGATTCACAAGCAAGAGTAAGACCAAGATCTTTGCATCATATGTATGAATGGAATAAAGTTGGATTCCCAGCAGCAAGATTATTTAAATTATCT